GACTGCGCCTGACCAGGGCCCATGGTGAACACCACACCCTTCTTGGCGTACCAATCGAACCCGACGCCGGTCATCCTAGCTGCGCCTCGCCGGTCCGCTTCGCGCCCGAAGTATGCCGCCGAGTAGTCCTCGATGCGACTCTCGACCACGCTCATGTCGTAGCGACGCGCTGACAGATCAGTGACCTGTGGAGCGCCGAACCGCAGTGTGTTCTCATCCATCCAGAGGTAGGTATCGCACCTCCCCGACTCGGTCGTGGCGATGGATACCATGCGCCGCAAGAAGGCCCAGTCGCTCATACGTGACTGGTTGTTGATGTCAGTAGCAGCGCTGCGCTCCACAGCCACGTCTAACCCGTACTCTCCCGCGATCTGCGTGATGATGTCGGACACACGCTTGTTGCACCACGCGCGAGTGCGCGCCTTCTGCGCCAGCACTAGCCGTCGATCTGCCCCCTTGATCTGCCCGCGCATGCTCACGTCTTGCGCGAACCCCGCGCGGCTCTTGTCCGTGATAGCAGTGCGCCACTCAGTCGAGTCGGCCTGCTGCTCGTTGTCTACGCGAAGGCGGAACTGGTAGGAGGGATCGTCGCGACCGAACATGATGCGGTCCCACTCACGCCACTGGTCGGCCTTGAACTTGATGTCCCACGAGAACCCGCCGTCGATCATGGACTCGGTCCACACGAACCTGTCCACGAACGGGGTGATGTCGGTGGCAACGGATTCCCCAACACGAAGCTCGATGCTAGACGTAGGCACGCTACATCTGCTCCTGTGCGCGCCCGAGCGCTTGCTGGTAAGCAGCGCGCACGGCACTCACCCGAGGAATGACGATGCGGTCACCAACCCGCACCTCCTCCAACGGGTAGTCAATCTGGTTGACTTGAGCGATGGCCCGCCAGAACCGTCGATCACCTAGCGTGACCTGTGCGACCAAGTCAAGGTGACCTTCCAGTCCCATGGGAATGGCGATGCGCTCCTCGTCTCCATCAATGCGCACCACAGGCGGGCGCCACAACCCGAAGAAGGCGCGGCCCTCCTGGATGAACAACTGAGTACGCTTATAGGGCGAAGTGAACTCCGCCTCAAGTTCAAACGGGCGCCGCTCCTCCGTCATCGGAACGCCCCGCCCGTGCTGTTGTTGCTCGTGCTCAAGAACGACGACGCCGCGAAGCCTTCAGAGCCTTGCCGCGCGAGCGACTGCGCCTGTGCGTTAGATGCTGTGCGGTTCGACTGCGCGAAGCGATCCACCGTGGGCGGGACCAACACGTTGCCGGGTATACGCGGGATCAATGGAGACTGTGGGAGCTTGCCGCTCTGGTTTCGGATGGTGTGCCACGTAGGGTAGTCCAAGTCCAACCGCATGAACTGTAGGTTGACCTCAGCACCATAAGGTTGCGCGGTCACAGGGTGAAAAGGATGCGTCCACTTGATCGAGTACCCCGTGAGGTAACACCGCAAGGTGAGGAACGATCCGAACACCACGAGCACGAACGGTGGATCGTTGCGCGTCAACTGAAGGCCCTGCAACTCACCCACCAACGCTTGCCCGCTGATGCCGCTGCTGATGGCCCGCGAGATGACGCGCTGGTTGAAGGTAGTCGCATCCCTCTCCAACGGAAACGCAAGCGCCTGACACCAGCGCACCTTGCGCTGCATGTTCAACAAGATGCTCTCCAAGTCAGACGGTTGCAGCGAGGTGAGCGACACCTGACGACCAACCTGATCTCCAGCCCGGAACTTGAGGTTGACGCTGAAGGCTGACCAGTTGCCGCCTCGATAAGCGACGTGCCCCGGCTGCGGCATGCGGCTGCTGGCGATCTCGCGGTAGCCGGTCACACCATAGCTCTCCTCGATGCCGTCCTCTGGGAACGACTCAAAGTTCAGACGGCTGTCGCCCTCGACCGGGTTGTCCTCCAACACAAGCGCGCACTGAGCTACGTTGGAGTAGGTGATGCCTGGGACGAGGTTGCTGAGGCCATTAGGGTCCGTCACCAGGTCACCACCCCTTGCATGCCTGCGGAGTTGATCTCGCCCTCACCACCGCCACCGCTCGCTCCGTGCTGAGACATCGCGGGCATGCCGGAGTCCACACGCAGCGTGCCAGCCATGCGCTTGTCGATACTGGCTGCGATCTCCACCAACCTGTCAAGCGCAGGGAACTTCATCGCTGGCAGCAGCGGGACCAACACGCGCTCAATGGTGTCTGCGCGTAGAGGGAGCACGACCTCGTCATCCCCGCCCTCACCGATTCGCGCGAGCGTTCCGCCCGGACGCTGCTGCACAACACCGCCCTCAGCAAGCTGCAACTCAGGGAGCGAGCTATAGCCGAACAGACCTTGAGTGATGGTGCCGAGGGAGCCGCCGATCACCGGGATCTCTGCCTTCAGGATCTCGTTGATGGAGCCGATGACCATGTAGTTGATCCACCGGACCAACGCCTGCACTGGCGCTCGCATCGCCGTGAGCACGGCGTTGAAGATTCCGCGCACCTTCTCACCTGCCCCCGTCAGTCCAAGCGCTTCCATGATCCTGTCCACCATGTCCAGAAACCATTGCTTGGCAGCGGTGAACGTCTTGGTGACCCATCCCCAGAACCCAGTCCAGATGCGCGGCAGCGTCTTGTTGAGGAACTTCAAGAACACCTTGTCGATGTTCAACACGAAGTCAATGATGTCGTCGCGCGCGTTCCACAGGAGGTTGAACATGGTCTCAGTCCAGTCCAACACCCTGGTAGAGATGGTCTTGAACCCCTCGATCACGGGGTGGACGAACCCGTCAATGACAATGGACGCGATGTTCTCAAACATCTCACCCAAGCGCTCGAACACGGTGACAAAGCCCTCAATAGCTTTCGGGATGATGGTGAACACATCCATAAGCGAGGGCGAGTTACCGACGAACACCGCGTAGATGAAGTCCTCCAACCACTTCTGAACTTCCTCAAACGCAATGGCGAAGGCATCCGCAAATATGCTGATCCATTCAGCCATGGACTTCAGCGCCGGGACGAACAACTCCACCAGCTTGGAAATAATCGGGATGATGACATTTTGCAAGAGCATGACTACGCCCTTGAGCGCCGTCATGAGCAGTGGGCCGAATAGCTCGGTGTAGAGCGTGGTGTAGAGCTTCAGTAGCGGCGGGATCAGCGGCATAACCGCCTTGAGCAGTTGCACGATGACCTTGACCAACTCAGGACCCAATTCCGCCGCGATCTCTCCCCACATCTCAACGATGGGTACCAGGTTCTCTACGAGCATGGTCACAAGCTCGACAGCGATTGGCACCAACTGATCGAACAGACCGATCACCACGGGTAGTAGCTTCATGGCGAGCTTGCTGAAGGCGTCAAGCATGGGCCCGACTGCGCCCATCAAGCCTTCAAACAGCTTGGACAGCCCACCAGCCGAGCCGTTGATACCTTCCATCGCCTTAGCGATGTGTGTTCCAAGCTGCACCGCGATTAACTCCAGCATGGACGCGAAGGGAGCTATCAGGGGCAGGAGCTTCGTAGCCAAGTTGCGCGCGATGATCTCAAGCGTCATAGCGAACGGACCGAAGGCAGACTCCACAATGTCCTTGAACGTCTCTATCGCTGGAGTGAACTGACTCACCACCATGTCGATGAGAGGCTCAAACAACTTCATGAGTGGGGCCAGCGGGCCCAAGATCACACCAGCCACACCACCGAACTTGTCCAGCATCTTGAACGTGTCGCCCACGTTGAAGAAGCTCTTAGCCAAGTCCTTCGTCTCAACGCCCGCACCGCGTGTCTCAAACCTCGACTTTTTGACGTTCTCCGCCAACGTCGCCGCGTCCTCTGCGGGGGTCTTGAACATGTCCTGGACGAGTTCAATGCCCTTGCCGAAGAAGCTCTTGACTGCTCCGCCTGACACATCGACCATCTTCTTGGCCGCGTCGAAGGCGTCAGACAGCATGAACTGATCCACCTCTCCTTTCCACTCCGCCTTGAACCTCTTGCCGATGCTGGCGCCGATTCCCTTAACCGCATCCTTCGCCTTGACGAACGGTGTGGTCCACCCTTCCTTAACGGTCTTAGCGACCCCTCGCACCGCCTTCTCCACCGCGATGAATGGGGCAGTAGCAAAGTCAGTGACGACAGTGGTGGCCTTGAGGAACCCTTCCGTGACGGCCTGCGCCGCCTCTCCGGCGCCACCGCCGATCACGCTCACGAACGAGCGACCGACGAACAGCACTGACTTCGCTAGCTTGCCGCGCGCGTCGCCCCACGCGGTGATGCCCTCCGTGACGCCTTCGATGAAGTGGGCGGCACGGACGAACTTCTGCTCCATGCCCTTGGTGATCTTTTCCACCTTGTTGGTGGCATCGTCACGCACGGACAGGACCCAGCCGATGGTTTCAAACCCGGCTGCCATGTCAGAACCCCAGGAGCTTCCGCAGTACTACGTTGAGCACCGCTCCGATTCCGTCTGCTCTCTCAAGCTCCTTTGAGATGGTGTGCGCATCCACCACATGACGAGCCAGCCAGTCCTTCCTTTGGAAGTGTGCCATCAACCGCCAATCGGTGTAGGACAGGCCAGCCTTCATCATCATCCACCGTTCTTGCTGAATGCTCTCAATGGACGGTAGCGCTGCCGCGACGACGAAACATGGCACCGTTCAGCGGAAGCTGTTGCCGGAAGCTGTGCCCATTTGGGCACCGAAACGCGGGAACAAGCTCATAACCGAACGACCTCCTTTCGATGCCTTGGCGTAGCTCGTGGTTCAGGAACATGGGGGCCTGCTTGACCCACTTCATGGCTTCCAACACGCCGACCGCTCTCCCGTCGATGGACGAGATGTAGCGCGCCATGATGAAGCTGTGCAGCCTGGCACCTGGCGTCTTGGCGTTCTTGGAGTTGCCCTCACCAGACCGCTGCGCGAAGTCCTCCGCCTGGATCATGTCCGACACGCGCAGGTAGCGACAACAGATGCGCTGCCCGTTGGAGAGTGTGACCTCGTAGTTGTCGTGCAGGTCAGTGGCGACGTAGACCTGCTCCGCGCCGTCCTGGTCGCCCTCCAAGCCCATCTCGCGCAGCACGCGCATGTCCTCGTCCTCGTCCAAGCTCGTGGCCGGTGGCCACGTCGTGACCTCACCAGGCGTCGGGCGCCGCAGCACTCGACATGGCACCTGGGAGAGCGGACGCGACCCATCGAACTGCTGATTGCAGTGAGGACATGACGGATAGAGCGGGATCAAGTCCTCGCCCATCGAATAGGACAGCACGTGCAGGAGGCACGCGGTCCAGTCCTCCAAGATCAGTCGCTCGTACGGGATGCCCTGCGTGTCGATACACTGCTGCACCACGTGGCGCATCGCTGGTGACGCCGCGAGCCCGCTGCCTGCGCCAGCGAGAACCTCCTCCTGCTCGCCACGCATGGGGATGACGAGCACCGCGCCCTCGTGCCCCTCGTAGCCTAGCCCGCCGCTCGGGAGGACGTAGGGCCTGCTCAGCGAGTCAGGCGCACCCGGCACGCGCTGCTGCTGGGCGAGATGAGCTTGCGCCTGGAGCAGTGTGGACGGTGGCTGCGTGTACTTGTCCGGGGCTACCTGGGACCCTTGCACGGGCGCCTGACCGCTCTCCATGGGCACGCCGAAGGCGGTGGCCAGCTTGCGGCGCGGGTCGTCAGCAGGTACCTGCGGGTCGCTCACGACGCCCTCCCCGTCGCGCGCTCAGCGGACCTGGTGCGGGTGTTGTCGTCCTCGATGCGCTTGCGCTCCCAGAGCAGCGCCTCGTCCAACTTGGTGATGACCATGGCGCGCTCACGAGAAGGGTCAGCCTTCTGTAGCGCGCGCCCCTGGTCTACGCAGACCTTGAGCACATCGTGTAGCTCAACGCCGTTGACCCCATGAACTGCGGCAGGTCCGTTCTGGAACCTGATGTCCAAGTAGGTCTCGATGGTCGCACGATCCCAGACGCCAGCCTCTTGGCCAGCGCCTCCGGGATTCGTGACGTAACAAGCGGGAGTCAGCATCTTGCTCTCCTGGCCCGTTTTGGGCCGTACGTCGTTGGTTCGTTCAGAAGCAGCTAGGCTAAGCCGCCCTCCTAGTTGAGCGGATCAGTCTACTACGTGGTCTGTACCGGAGCGAGGAGGTTCTGATCCCAGATGACCCGGTCGCAGATGAACTCCATTTCCATGGTCATGTGCTCGCCCTGACCGAAGTCGATGCCAATGTCAGGCATCTTGGTCGGGGCCAAGCCCTCCAGGCGAGCCGTGCGCTCGTTGCCGCCCTGCGAGTCGAACAGCACCAGGTTGCCGGTGGTCTTGAGCAGACCCATCGGCAGCATGAAGCCCGTCTCCTCGTTGTACGCCAGCGAGAACCACTGGTAGAGCACGCGGCGCGTCCCGGCCTCGGGGAAGTCGCGGAAGGTCGCAGTGATGTTCCCCTGCGGCTCCGGCTTCGTCAGGTACTTGCTCACACCGTTCAGGTAGGGCAAGTCGCTGCTACCGATTGTGCGCCCAGGCACGTTGAACTGCTGGATGCTGAGGATCAGCACTTCCTTCGCGCCAGGGATGAGTTGATTGAGGTTCAACTCCAGCATCCCCATGTTCTGCTTCTGGACGTTCCAGATGGCTCCGGCCTGCGACAGCACGGCGCCCGTGTAGCGGTACTGAGAAACTGGCATGTTCTATGCCCTCCTGCTTGGGGTTGCTTGCTTAGCCGCTGGCCGACACGTCCGCGAAGTCCGCGCCCGTGGGTGTGAGGATGATGTCGAAGTCGAGGTACTCCACCGCACGCGCGGGCTTGATGAACACCTTGGCCCGCACACGAAGCTGGTCGATGTCGGTCGCCGTGGTCGTGGTCTGGTCCACCAGCACGTAGTAGTCCTGGAGCCCACGACGTTCCTTGATCGGACCGAGGATGCTCTCCACGAACGCCTTGATCTCGCGCCAGAGGAACGTGTCGTTCAACTCGAACACGAAGTCCTTCGATCCCGCGTCGATCTTGTTGATGATGACGTTGAGCGTCCACTGCACGTTGATCCGGTCGAGCGCTGTCGAGGCCCGCTGCGCAGTGCGCTGACCCGCAAGCTGTAGCCCACGGTTCGCAAAGGCGACGATGCTGTTGATGACCTCGGTGCGCTGACCCACGAGACCGTAGAGGAGGTTGCGGTCCTCCAACTCGGTCGAGTACTTCACACCGTCCGCGATCACCTGACCACGGCGCCCACCAGCGATGGGGAACCACGGCGCCGCGACGCTGTCGGTGTTGGCCACGAGCGCAGCCATGTCCCCGTCCGGGGGCTCGACCACGAACTCGTTGCTGAACTCGTCCAGGTAGGTGAGCCACGGATCGAAGATCGCCAGGAAGCGGCTGTCGATGATCGTGGTCGGCGGGAACGGCACGCGCGCCTGCGGAACGGGCGGGAGACCGGGACCGGCACCCCACTCTCCGTTGACGAAGTCGCGCGTCTGGAAGGCGTGATCCGCCTCGGGGCACGGGACGATTCCGATGGCACGGCGACCGGGTCGCGAGCACAGCGAAAGCAGTGCGTTGATGACAGGACTGTGCCACTGCCCAGGGACCATGATCCAGTCCATCGGGACCACTTCGTGATTCCTGAAGTGCTGGAGCCCGGTGTAGATCGAGCCGACCTTGGTGCCCACCACGTCCGCATTGGTGAACGCGCCCGCGAGACCAACGTCCTGCCCGGTGCCTGTCAGGTCGGTGTCGATCTGCCCAGCGTCGTCGGTGATCCGAGCGCGGATGAAGTCGGACCCGTTGAGCGACGAGTTGATGAGACTCACCAACTCCGTCAGATCAGCAGCCTGTCCGAAGCTCTCGATGACGGAGGTGGCACCGAAGAACACGCGAGCCCGGATGGTGTTAGCAAGCGTTGGGTCGGCGTCCACCCGAATCCACAGACCGTCCGTGAGCGTCGAGCGCTCGTTGCCGATGTCGCCAGGGTAGCGCGCGTCGAAGTGGAGCACCGCCTCCTCAGCCGCGACGAACACCGCCTCGTCCAGCAGCGGGGCACTGGTCCACTGGATGGACGTGAGACCAGACCGCAGGTCGAGGAAGTTGTCGGGGTCAGTGGGGAGCGCCACGTTCTGCGTCCAGTGATCTGAGTCAGCGTCAGCGCCCAACGTAGCGAACGCCACCTGGGGATCACCAGCCGCAGCGGTCGCAGCCTGTGCAGCCTGGAACGCCACGAGCCGGTCAGCCTGACGCCGAAACGGTGCAGGAACGAGCGAGCCGGTGAACACCGTAGTGGTGCCGTCACCGAAGCCGAGGATGTCGGCCACAGGAAGGTAGACCGCAGTGATGGTCCCGTTGTCTCGAACGTTGAACGTGTTGGCGCCGACCGTCACCAAGTCAAGCGCGATGCCGAACTCACCCGTGGTGTGGTCGAGGAAGTTGGGACCGTTGAACTCGTTGACCAGCGCGGGGGGCGACAAGTTCATCCCAGCCGCGTTGGCTGTGAGGTTGGCCACGAACTGTGGGCCGGTACCGCGCAGACCACGCCGCGCCTGGTCGAACGGAGACGACGTGTAGGAGGCGCTGATCTGCGCGGTGGCGGTGATAGCCGCACTCGCCGTGATGCTCCACTCACCCGTGACGTAGTCGATGGCACCACCAGCCGCCGCAGCGGCGCGCGAGCTTCCACGAGGCGCGTCGAGCCACCCGCCGATGCCGTCGTCGTAGTAGGTCTCGGGCGAACCGCTCACGTCACTGATCGTGAGCACCACGCTGCCGGGGCTGATCGGGCCCACGATGCGCGCGGCGCCAGCGTCCGTGTCCGCAGCCAGTGCGTCACCACCCGCGTCGGACGGCTGCACGATCTGCGTCTTGTAGCTGTTCACGTCTCCGGGAACAGCGCCACCGCCCATGTTGATGATCTGGATGTCGTACGCGGCGAGGATCTGCGCCGCCGTCACACCAGGGAACGACACGGCGCCGATTGGGTCCCACGTGGTGACCGACCACACTCCAGTGCGGTAGTTGATCGCGCCAGCCACAGCCGTGCCAGGCTGCCCGATGGGAGCAGTGCGCCAGCCGCCGAGTCCGTTGTCATAGACCGGAGGCGGCACCGCGTCGGTCGGGTGGCTCGGAGTGAGGACGATGGTTCCAGGCACGATCCAGCCCGCCAGCGTCTTGAGCGTCGCCGTCGCGCTCGTCTCGCCAGCGGAACCGAGTGCAGCATCACCGACCGTCTCCGAGATGGGAACGGTGATGACGGCCTTGTTCGCGTTGAAGAAGCCCGGAGCGAGCTTGAAGTTGGAGAGGTTGCCCGCGTAAACGCCGAGACCCTGCGCGGTGGCTCCGACCGACTCAGCAGTGGCCTTGACGAACAGGCCGTCGATGCTGCCGGTAGCGAAGAAGGTCGAGCCGCTCGCCAGGATGTTGATGCCGAAGTTGCCGGTGCGGTAGTCCACGTAACCGAGTACACCAGCCGCGCCAGTCAGGATGCCGACGCCAGCACCACCAGGACCGTAGCTCAAGTCGTCGTCGTCGGACAACTCGACGTAGGCAGGGCCAGCCGTGGTCTGCGCACGGATGGTCACGGTGCCCGGCACGGCGGGCTGACCAAGGCTGCCATACGCGATGGTCTGACCAGCGAGCGCAGCATCGATGGTCAGGAGCGGAACGAACTCCCGCGAGCCCGCGACGCTGTCGAGCTTGCCGAAGAAGCGACGACCAGCCACGCCAGCCGTCGAGGAGGATGCGCTGTCCGACTTCGCGAACGCGCCGTCGTCACCACCAGCGAAACGCGCCGGGTCGAGCGCACCCGTCACCGGGTTGCGCGTCTCGGCGGGGAAGGTGGCACCAGCGCCGGAAGCGAGTCGCACCGTCATCCGAGTGGAGTCGTTGTTGATCCTGGTCTCGATGATTCCGTTGTTGACCCCGATGAACGTCTCGTTGGTCGGCTGCCCGTCCTCGTAGACCTGGACGTTGTAGCTCGCGGTGCCGTTGTAGGTGATGGCGACAGCCAACCCACCCGCGTTGGCCCACGTGCCCTTGCTGCTCGCCGTGAAGTTGAGAATCGGCGTGATGCCGTCCGCCGCGTAGACAGTGAGCAGCGCCTCGGTCGCGTTGGTCCCGGCGATGCGAACAGACTTGAGCGAGTTGCCTCTCTTGAGGTAGCGCAGCCCGGCGCGCGTTCCGTAGTGCCTGTCCACCGGCTTGCCAACCTGAGCAACGTAGTTGCCCGAGTCGGTGAAGTCCTGAAGGACGTTGATAGGGCCCTTCGATGCCGGAGACACCAACCCCATGATGGCGTTGGTGGTCCGGGGCGCGTAGAGCGTCAGGTCGGTTACGCGAAAGCTGATCTGCGGAGCAACCATGCTCAGTCCTCCAAGCCCGTGTTGAGAGTCTCCAGCAAGTCGCCAGTCAACTCATCGAAGATGTCGAATGTCAAGTCGCGGACGATCCTACCTTCTTCAGCCCGATAAGGGATGTAGAAGTCGTAGCGTCCCGACCACGTAAGGCGAACTTCCTTGCCGCCCTCCGCGAACTCCAGATTGGTGTTGTCACTCCAGCCGCTCGTCTGCACGAGGTGCCCGCGCGTCTGGCCGTAGACCTTGGCGTGTTCAAACACGTCGAACGGTGGCTTGTACCACTTCGACAGCGTCCAGTCGATGGGAAGGTAGATCGACTCGTTTGGGAACATCATCTCGATCTGCGTCGAGACTACCTCCGCGATCTTCCCCCCACCTACTCCACACCACAGGTCCACCTGGACCTCTGCCTGCATAGGGCGTGGGAACCGCATCTTGAGCGCAGTGCCCGAGCGCCTGTTCACACTTATTCCACGGATCACCGCGCGGCTACTACGCGCAGGATCGTAGGTCGGAAAGGCCCGCCAGATGGACATGAAGGGAACCGGCGTCGGGCTGTCCTCAACCTGCTGCCGCGTGAGCTTGCCTTGCATCCTGCTCTTGGTGATGCGCGCGATCTCGGTGTGTGCGCGGTCGGGCTCACCGAACACGGTGGGCACAGCCTGCCCATTCCACTGAGCAGTGCTGAAGAAGTCGCGCAGAGGACTCATCACAGGGAGGTACACCTACCCCACCTCCCTGATAGCGGTGCGCAACGCCACCGCACGCACCTCAGTGCCTCGCTCTTGCAGAACACGTTTGACGGTGCGCAGCACGGGGCCCCAATGCGGGCGTTTGGGCATCGTAGAAGTGCCGAACTCGTGCATGGCAGCCAACACACGGTGCGGAATGCCGCGCTCAGGGTGCGGTCCTGGCTTTGGGCGGACAGTGTAGTAGACCTCGCCGCCCTTCGTGCCCTTGAACACCTCGATGCCGTAAGTGTACGCGCCGGTCTTGACGAGCTTTCGCCCATCCTGACCCGCTGCTGCCTTGTCCTTGACCGTTCTGTCAGCCAAACGGCTCAGATTCGCCGGTCGGCGCAGTGCGATGGGGATGTCGGCACGCCGCAAGGGACGAGGACGAGCCTCCACCACCGATCCGGGGGCCTGCGGGCGCTGATTGTATAGCTTGTCCAGCAACAACTCCCTGGACTCCTCCGCCAAGATGCGGATTTGCACGAGTCCAGCGGCATGTAGCTGCTCAAACATCTTGATGTGGAACGATTCGACGCGCTCACGACCGTCTGGTCCGGTGCGGGTGACCACCTGAACGCCATCGCGCGTGCGAACCGTGTTCAACCCGGCCATTGCACGTCCCTCTGAACCGATCCATCGGTGCGTGGCACGACTGGATCGCTCGTAGGAGGCACAAGCTGCTCGCGCAGCACCTCGGGGAAGCTCGCATCCATCACGAATAGCTCAGCAGTGCCCTTCCAGGCCATCGTGTTGCCTTGTGGGCCAAGGCTCTGCTCAAAATCGGGGGACATCTGCAAGATCCGGTGCAGTTTGCGCCGAAACATGAACACATCGCCCGCTCGGGGCACGAAGAACGGCTCAGCGACGGCATAGGGGCCATCATCGTGGCCTCCCTGCTCCTCCGTGGCTAGCGTAGCCTCGCGGTCGTCCTTCGTATCGAACACGTGGCCCAACCGGATGCACTCCGCACGGCTGATGAACACCGGGAAGGTGCCGCTGGTCTCTGTGGTGCCCTTCTTCCTCCCCTTGGTCTTGCCGGTGTCGTCCACCACGATGTGGATGCCAGTGGGTCCCACGTACTTCCGCTCCAAGTCGAGCGTCTCGTAGTACGTGTCGTCAGGCGCAGCCCCACCAACGTCCTCGTCGGTCAGGAAGCGCCAGTACCACTTCAGGGGAACGTTACGCCGGTCGTTCTTCGACTGCACGTGGAGCGACGTGCGCTCGTGAGCCGTGTACCTGACAGGCCATAGACCTGCGTCGTACGAACTGATGGCGTCCACTAATCATCCTCAGCGCCGGGAGCGTCTATGCAACCCGTATCGCCTGCTACGAGTCTACCTACTCGTCGGATCAGTGGCAACGGTAGCTCAATCGTCCTCAGCCATCTCCCTCTCCAAGTCCTCCCGCGTCCCGTAGCG